CCACCTTTTTTTTGGGGTAGAGGGCTGTCAGCATAGCTAACGCCCTCTACGGATTTTTATTTTAATTAACTTTACTTTCTACTTTTATGGTAACTGGAAAACTTGCCATGTTGCTCCGTGATTAGTAACCAGTTTCTTACCTGCGGCTGGGGTTATTGATATTTGGATTTTAGCATCATTTGCGGCAACAGCACCCAAACCAACATTTCCATAATGCTTTGCGGCTTCAAAGACAAAAGCCTTTGAGGTTGATACTGCTACATCTACCTCAGTCATCGCTGTTTTTGCCCAATAACTACCTGCTTTACAGTTGACTGTCATAGTTCCACCAGATGAGGCATTGAGTTCGTTGATAATCACTACCATCTTATGACACGCACCCCTTGGTATAATTATGAGAGTTTCTGTGTCATTTGCATTAGCATCGGAAGTCATAGCTACAGCGGTAACTGCTACTCCTGTCTCTGCCACCAAAAGTGGTAAATTAGTTTCTGCTACGCTAACAACTTTATCTACATTAGCCATTCTATTTTTCTCCTTTACTTAGATTTTTGAGGTAGCCCTCAATAAGAAGGCTACCAGTCCGATTATTTTTATATTACAGTATCTACTGCTTCTGTCCAATCACCTAAAACTAATGCGTTTGGTAAAAAGACTTTTACACCATAGACGTGGAGTCCCTTTAGTGCGTCTGAAAATCTCTTTTCAGGCTCATAGGCTTTGGTTTTAATTATTTGTTCTGCATAAGCTACTGCTCCATAAGCTCCTGCTAAAGGTGCGGTTGCTCCAATATTACTTGACTTGTATAAATCTATACCTAAGACGTTAGTAACAAAACCATTGATGTTTCCCTTTAAGTCTTGGGCGTGATAAACACCTGCTACTAATAGTTTGGTATTAGCCCACTTAGGTATGATTAACCATTGCTGTTCTTCTGGAACTTCTGCCTCGTCAAGTGCTAAAGCCATTTCAGCGGTATTACTAATTATAGCTGTTACATCCATAGTACCTTCTGCGGCTGTGCTAAGTCCTGCTCCTGCCGCCATAACGGTATTAATGTACTGGTCTGCTACATCTTTAAGAGCATAAGTAGCTTTTCTGGTTGCCGCACTCATTAAATCGCCATTGGCTTGAAGAGCGTCTACATCCTCTACATTAAAATTGAAGTATTTAGACTGGTCTATTTTCATGGTCATACCAGCGTCTGCTAATTCTTGTAAAGCTATGTCTGTTCCGTCATAGTCGCCTATTGTGATAGCACCGATACCAGTAACGTGAACTGTCTGACCTTTCTTAGTTATGGGAGCGTCTATCTTGCAACGACATACTTTCCCTAAAACGTGAGCTTTCTGGAAATCATCGAGCATAGCCACATTCCATAATTCTGGTTTAAAATTCTGGATTGACATTCTATTTTCTCCTTTTTTATTATTTTTATTTACTTACTATTACCCTTTGCTAACATCCAAAAGGAGATGAGATTAACCCATTTTTTAAACTAAATGGTAAGTTATATTTTATCTTCTTTCTTCCAACTATTCTGAGATTCCCGAATTGCGGGGAGATTCGCTTGAATCTCTTCTTGGGTCATTCCGTGTACTCTTTTCTGTGAGAAGTAGTTACTCGGAGTTTCCGTACTTTCTAAACCAACCTTAGGAGTTCTTTTCTGGTTAGGGAAATTCTTCTTGTCTAATGCAACTCTTTTTGCAATGACTGGGTCTAACAGACCAATTTCATAGGCTTTTTCACCTGGGTTTTTATCACCTGTAATGACTACTCTGTATGAGGGATTATCCTTTAGATATCTCTTCGTACCTTCCCATACTGAATCAAAATCGAGACCTTTACCCATTTTTTCTTCGGTCATCTTTTCTTTGGCTTTAGCAAAACTTGCGTCTACAGCGGCTTCTTTTTCCTTCTTACTCATATTCTGTTTATCCTTGGCATATTCATCTGTGAGTTCTTTTCTCTGTTTCTTTAATTCTGCAATCATTTCAGCTCTTGTAACCACATTATCAGGGTCTGTAATTTCTTCATGTTTTGGTGCTGATTCTAATGCTTTAATTCTTTCCGTGAGAGAACCTATTTCTGCTTTTGCTATAGCTAATTCTGCCTGACTCTGTTGACGACTACGTACTTCATTCTGCTTATCGTTCAGCAGTCCCTTGAACTCTTCTTCTGTATAAAGTCCTTCTTCTGTTGGCATTTTATTTCTCCTTTTATTTTTACATCCTTTAAGTTTGGATGATATTTTCCCTACATTTAGCCCTGTAGGTAGGCATATCTTTGTAAACCCTTTTTACCTTTTCTGTAATGTTTTCTGTTGGGGTATGTTTTTAGCCTGTATTTTCATAATCTCTAAATCATATTCTTTTTTCTCTTTTTCTGCTTGTGCTTTCTGTGCACTTTGAATATATGCAAGTATTTCATCTTTCTTCGGAACATCACTTTGTTCTATAACAATCTGAGGTGGAATAACCTCTGGGAATTTATCAGACAAAGCCAATAACATTTCTGTATTTGCTTCTCTGGTGGTAGGACTATTAGGACTCTTAGATACCTTACAACCATATTTCCCTACTTTAATTGACTGTAAAGCCGCCATAATCTGGTCTATATTAGCATCAATTTTCTCATCTCCTGCTATTGCTAAAACTTCCTGAGTAGAAAAAGTCTGTCCAGTTCTGATTAATTCTGTTATAGTTTCCGCATAAATTTGATGAGTAAGTTTATAATTGTCAAATATAACTTCTGTTCCCACGAGATTCTGTGTCTGTTTTTGTCTGTCCAGGACTCCTGATTCACCTGATTTACCTGGTAGTCCCCTTAGATTATTGCCAATGGAAGATATTTCTTTAATATCATTAGTGGCTAATTGTTCTAATTGAATATGGGCGGATGATAGTGGTGTGGGCTCAATTTTTTCTGGTTTCTTGCTCTTGTATGTAATAACCACACCAGGTTTACTACCGAACATTTCCAATTCATCTTTATCTGCTCCCTCACCTTCCTGATTGAAAAATCCACTATTAGCTGAAGTATTGACTAAATGTAAAGCCTGACTTCTACGTTTATTCTTCTCCTGTTGTGGAGATATTAAATTGTCAACTACACTGAACATATCTCCGTTAATCCAATAAGGTGTAAATCTCATTAATGGGAACTTACTCATTTCACCATAAGGTCTTACAACGTGCTCTAATTCTAATTTACCCATCGTGGTAGTACAGTTTAATACTGGTATAACTACCTCTCTTACACAATATTCTAAGGCTGTTCCCTCTTCTTCTGCTCGTCTCCTGTCTACTTCCAGGATTCTCTTCATTATAGGAATCTTTGACTTATCTACTCTTTTTCTTTCCAGACTCACATTATTACATAAATAAATAGCTTTTTCATAGGATTTCCACCAGGTCTCTCTCATTCTTGCCTTAAATGTATCAGGATGATTTCTGTCTCCTGGTATATTATAAACGTCCCTGCTATCCAGGTCATCATATTTCATTTTATCGAGTTCTACTTTACATTTAGGGTAAGTAAACCCTGCCCATTCTTTATCAGTCCAGTAGGATTCGATTATATATTTTCCACCTTTATTAAGGTCATAATTAGGACAATTTCTATCTTCGGTTATATCAAAAGGATTCTTCCGTACAACTTGGATTTCTCCGTTGAAAGGGTCGGAATCATCATAAATTATATCTACACCAATCCAACCTTTTCTGGCTATAACGCCATCTAAAAACATCATAGACCGTTCATAAAGACCATTTGAGGTATCCTCAACGTGCTTATTGAGTGCTGTAAGAACTTCAGCCATTATCCTGTTTCCGCCACGCTTGGGATAGATTCTGGTATCCTGTCTATTTTGTCTTTCATACCCAGTAATAAGATTGATAGTCGGTAAAATTAGATTAATTGAGAGATGGGGTCTACCTTTTTTGTTGAGGGCATAAATGTCTGCGTTATCCCACTGACCGTCTCCGCCTTTGTAGAATGCATAACCTTTTACCGCCATCATTATATATTCTTCCCAGCCCTGGTAGCCTTCTTCCCAAAACGACCTCATTTTCTCCCATCTGGTTGACTGTGGCATTGTTATCATTGAATCACTTCCTTACAAATAAGCGAATGCTAACTTATTTATTTTATCCATATTATACCAAGTCCAAAGATTATGCCTAACGCTTTGATTAATTTCTCTTGGTATATAAATTACAAAGTTCTTACTAATATGATGGGCTTCTGAACCTTCAAAGTATTTATTTAAAGGTATAAACCCTAATCCTCTGTCTCTTTTGTTAGTTTTCTTTCTTGCTATTGCTCTATATTTTTCTGGATTGTTTTTGCACCATTGTTTATTTCTTTCCAGTTCATATTCTCTATTATTCAAATAACGTTGCCTATCTATTTTTTTCTGTTTTTCTTTGTATGCTATTGATAATTGTTTTATCCGTCCAGGATTATCTAAACGCCATTGTCGGCAATATTCTATTCTTTTATTTCTATCTTTATAAGGCATACCTAACTCCAAATGTAATATAGGAATACCGTAATATTAGCTCCTATTATTGCTTGGATTAACCAAGTACCTAACTTCATTGTTAACTTCACGATTATCGGTTCTTTATCTTCTACTATTACTCTACTTTGTAGAATGAAGATATAAAATAAAGCTAAAAATATAGTTATAAAACTTTTAATGAACATCCTTCCCCCTTCGCATTTTTATACACCAAAGTAGACAATAATGACTACTTAATGGTATAAAATTGCGATTAATCTGCGTCAGTCTGCCATAAATGAGCCACTTCTTCCGTGATATCGAAAAATCTCCTTAAAGCGTTTCTCTTCGCTACTCTGGCTGACGTCGTAGCCTTGGGCGGCTCGAATATTTAATGCAGTGTAGCGGGCACTTGCTCCTGCATGAGTATGTACGGTCTGAGCCTCAAAATCTGTATATCTTTGTTGTTGTTTATTCCAAACCCTTCCCCATTGCTCTAAATGCTTTCTGCCTACTGCTGTCTTTTCCTCATCAAAACAGGCTAAACCCAAAATACTTCTTATAGCCAGTAATCCATTCTCAAAACTTGCTTTGGGTGTTTCAGAGAAGTTAATACCGACATCTCTTGCCCAGGCTAACCTGGATTTAGCGACTTCCTCTTTCCCTGCTTTTTCCCTATTTCTTATATCAAAGGGAGCAAAATGCTTACCATAGAGATATCCCTTTTCTACTAATATTCTCTTCCAATAAGCCCAGGTTACTCCTGCTTTTTCCTCATAATCAATAAATCTTATTTCCTTACCTATTTCCTGTGTAAACCATACTGAATCGAAATCTGCTACCCCAATATCCCAATGTGTATTTACCAGGTATGATGGGTCATAGGGTACTTTTAGGATTCTACCCTCTAATTCACACTGATTCATCAGACGACCTACATAAGTACCTTCAACTCCCTGTAACCAACTACAGTAAAATTCTTGCTGTGCAAAGTCCTCTGTCATATTCATCTTAATTTCTTCAGCTACATCAGCTTTGGTGATTAACCGTTTATTCTTGTCATTGTAAGTATCCATTATCGTATGGAGACAAGTAAACCATTTAGGGTTGGTAACTGCCTTATCGTAGAGTTCCTTAAAATGATTCTTACCATTCGGTGTACTCTGGAAGATAGCCCAACCGTGATTATTCATTAAAATAGGTCTAACTACATCCCAAGCCCCTGGATGTTGTCTTGCCTGTTCAGAGAAGATAACCCCTCTTGGATTAGTTCCTCTCATTGCTTCATAACGATTCTGGTCTGTACCTATAATCTGAAACAATGAATGTGCTTTATTCCCTTTTGTATAAATTTCAAACTTCATATCAGTATTATTTGGTTTATGTACCAGTATACCCTTAGGCAAAAACCAGTCAAGAAACTTATGAGCTATCCCAAAATCATCTGGATTTGTATATCCTTCCCATAATATCTTTCTTCCTTGGGTCTGTGATGGAAAAACATAATAATATAATCCAGGATTGTTCCACATCTCTTCAACAACAAGATTAAATCCCCTAATATCTTTTCCACATCGTCTATGGTCAACCCATATCCCCCTAAGAAAACCATTTTTAAGCATATTGTATGCAGGAATCTGCCAATAATAGGGTATAAACTGGTATGGAATTGTGATTGTATCGTTAGGATTTCCTATTTCTGTGATTATTGACATAAAACCTCGTATTTTGCGTTTTAAGGGGGGTCAAGTACAAAACACATAGATTCATACCGACCAAACCCGATATATTAAAATTTCGGGTATCCTACCCCTCTAATTTTTGATTTTTAAGGATACTTCTAACCCACTTTGACCGTACTTCCCCCAGTACGACCTGTACAAGCCCACACAATAGACACTTATCTTGTACAATCCCTATCTGGTGGAGATGGTGGCGGGAATCAAACCCACAACAGGAATTGTGCACCAAACCTGCCAAGTCCTTTCATCTCCAACTCTTATATAATGGTGGAGACGGTGAGAATTGAACTCACGTCCTGTACTGGTGTCTGTATTCCAGTCAGTCGACTGCTGTCGTCCCCAAACTCTGAGGGTCAGTTCGCGAGACCTTTTTGCTCCTAAGACCAATTATTGCTTTGGAGTACCCTCAGAACTTTTCTTTTGTATTTAAAAATCTACCAAACCTTCCGTTTATGAAAAAAAAATATATGAGAGTTCCCATATTATTTCCCCTTTACCCTAATGCTGGAGTCCCGAATCGGGTTTCAAGTTTTTTTTGGATTTCTGTATTTTTATCCTGTCCTGGCATTCTATTTATAAGCCACTTGTTTTTATCCTGTAAGTATAGTTAAGTATAGTATAGTATAGTAGACCTAACTGGGTACAGTCTGGGGGCAGTCTGTAGACAGTCTGTCTGGAGCTATATATCCCAATGGTTACAGGGATTTATGAAAAATAGCCAAAAAACAACTTCCATTTGAGAATCATTATCAATAAGCACCCTTTTTAACCTAAGAAGTCTCTATACAGTCTGTACCCTCTCTATAGACAGTCTGTCTGAATGTATATACATCAAGGGTTTTATAAGATTGATAAGTTTTTGAAAGTTTTATCAAAATTCTGAAAGTTTTATCAAAATTCTTCAATTTTTAATGCAAAGTTTCAAAATTCTGAAAGTTGTAAAAAGTTGTAAAAAGTTTCAAAATTCCGTTAGGGTCTTAGGGGATTCAATAAGTTCACCCTCTTCAATGACCTCTTCTTCCTCTTCTTCTTCTATCTTAGGAGCTTCACCTGCCTGAATGAAGGTATTCTGTTTTACTATTTTAGGAACAGTGAATTCAATATCCTGTTTATCTTTCCAATTCTTGCCTCTATTCTTTAGCCAAAAGATTTGAGCTATGACCATATTTTTACCATTGACTCCCTCTGTAGCTGACTTATAGAGGGCGTCTTCTACAACCTGGATTCTACTTTCCAGGGCTGTGTCTATTGCCTTAGAAAAGGCTTCATCTTTATTTTTCCAATTCCATATAGTTACATCGGATACCCCTGCGGCTATTGCTGAATCCTGGCGGGTGCAACCATTTTTTAGATTTTTGATGTAAGTAGCCTTTATTTGTTTTTCGTTAATTTTATTCATATTAATTTAACCTATTTTACCATTTTTTAAAACTTATAACCCGATG